TACCAATTGTTTTGGTGACTTAACCGTAGTGGACAGCGTTTCTTCAGTGTCAAAATAATCGACAATTACCGAAGTATATAATTTTGCAGTATTGATGTAATCTTTGCCAGTAGCGAAGAATTCACCAAAAGGTTTTACTTGTTTAGTGTGAACAGTCGTCAAGTAACGATCAGCAGAAGCGATTGCCCATTTCCCACCTTGACCTGTACCTTCATTAGGAGCAGAATCTATAGGGGTAACAACAGTAGCATCCGTCTGGAAACCGCTACCAAGGCTTAACTCGATACGAGTTTGAACTTGTTCAACATTATCAAAGTAAGCAGCTGTTTTGTGCGGAAGACCGAAAGCGATAAGAGTATCAACTTTGGCCGCAGCACCGGCAGTAGCAACATTGATAAGTTCTAACGTAGCAACATCCCAGTTAATGCTAGCGTCTACACATGCTTGAGCGAGGGCTTGAATGAAGCCTTTGTCAGCAGTGAAAGAGCTAGTAACACCATCAATAGAGATAAACGAAATCGTAGCACCTTCAGCAATACCAGCCAATACCGTACCTGAAGCACCTTCAGAGTTAACACCTAATACTAAGATATTTTGATTACCTTTGCGATGCGTTGAATTCAGTGCGGTATATTTACCGTAACGATTCAATTGATCACCAAGATTCTGCAATACATAGTCAAGTGGGTCTACAGTAGCTAATGCAGTGAAGTCAGTAGGAGGAACAGATGCGGGTAATACGTTGTCGTTATCACCGTAGATACGGTCATTACGGACAGACAGTAAACGAGCATACGTTTTGTATTCCGTATTGTCTTGAGGAGCTGAAAAACCAGTGATGGTGGAAGCACCCCATTGAGCAAAACGACCTACTTTCGTAGTAACGCCGCGTACATATTCAGGACGAATAATCCCGCTTTCGAGATAACCTTTGTCACCAACTTCCCAAATATCTGCTTGGGTGGTGTTTGCTGATGCCGGTGTACCACGTACAATTTTAATTGCACTTGTGTTAGCAACCGTACAGTCAGCAGCTTGCATGAAATCACCAAGAGGTTCAGAACCGCTGTAATCCCACGAAATTAAACCGATATTACCATCAGCTATACCAAGTGCAGTGCCTGCACCAACGAGCGAACCCGTTGATTGGAGAGCACGGTCACCCGTTACAGTCATGATTACCGGCATAGAAGTTTTGTTTGTTCTTTTAAATGCCATAATTAAAGAATTCTAGAAATTTTGTCTTCAATAACTTGAAGAGTGTTAGGATCTTTCAAACTTCGAGCAATAAGCTGAATTGTCAAATCAATAATAGTCGAAGTAGCTGTGCCATCTGTAAACTCACTGTTTATGGGTGGTGTTACATTGCTTGGTGCTGTTAAATCTCCTTCTAAGTATTCTAAAGTATCGTATCCACCAAAAAATACATTTCTCGGTTTTTTTAGATAAGTTACAAATACTTCATCTATTGTGAATTCATTATTAGTATATAGGTGTAACAAATTGTTACCAGCAAATATACCAATACAACGTTTCCATATAGCAGAAGGTTTTCTATTAGTATCAAACAATATGACATCTAATTCGTTGTTCGTATCAATTGTGATAGATATTCTACCACAATCGGTAATAATATGACCTCTCAGAAAATGATCGTAAGTCTGATTTAAAGTGTTTAAATCTATTTGATAAATACCATCACCTAATAATACGGGTGTAAGTGGTTCATCAGAAACAACAAGCGGCGATAACAAGTCAATTCGTTGTTGACTCATTTCAAAACCTAATTTGTATCGCTTATCGTTTCTTCCTGAATAACATATTTCTTTAAACTCAAACTGAGCATCATTTAAAAAATCATCGATAAATGCTGTCGGTAAATCTTTAAAATGATTAGAATCAATTTTGTTTCCACGAAGCTTTACCTCGTGATGCATTCTTTGTATAATCATTGCTCAATCCATGCTCCCTTAGATAATACTTCATCTAATAAATCCCTATACCAGTTGGTAATTGTTTTATCTTCAGGATTGTAATTTGTATATTCTTGCTGTAACAAGCTAATTAACTTATTATAGTCAGAATGTTTGTACATATTTGGAGTACCCGATTTACTGTTCCATACATAATAACCATCTCTAATTTTAATAACATCTGTATTAATAGCCTGCTGGACAAGATATATCACATTAAATCTGTCAATATCCTCCGACATCGTTGTGTAAATACTTAGGAACTTTTCTATATTATCCATGCGATGAGTTGTACTATCGTTCAGATAATCAGATATAAAGTTCTTAACAGTTTCATTGTTAACAGTTCCTTTTATAACAGGACGATTGTCGTGCCAAGACAGTAAACACCCTAATTGATACATTTTATAAGCGTTTGCAGAACGTTTCAATTCGACCCACGCATACGTAGCATTGTCGATGAAATCTTGCTTTTTGAGTTTTTCCATTTGCGCTTCATTCTCTTCTGAAATATACCATTCATGAACAGAAGCATTTGCTTCTTGTTTACTATTAGCAATTTTAGGATGAATTTTAATCAGTGCAAGCGCAAGTCTTCCTCTCGGTGTCTCATCTGTAAACCTATTTGGTTTATCGTATAAAACAATCTTGAACGTTTGTAAGAAGTTCGGAGGTGTAATATTGGCGGTTTTGATATTGGTCGTTGTATTAAACAACGTCATCCCACCAGCAATTTCACTAGTATAATGATTGTAAGGTACATTATCTAATATTTCATATTTTGTTTGTAACTTAATAGTGTCTTGTTTAATAATATGATTTAATTGAGTAAGCCAATCTTGACTTAAACTATAATCTTCAACAATAGATTCAGGTTCCAAACCTTTAAACAAATTAGGAACCATTTTTTCCAAACCTGTATGCAAGCGGTTTGTTACATGATTATAGGGAAAAGAATATTCCGAAGGAACGCCAAATTCCTTATTTTTTTGCATACCTGTAGTTGGAACAATTTCACCTGTTTTACCAACAACAGTAAATACTTGTTTGTGACGACCTTGTGCCGAAATTCTCGGGACAGGATTTACAAAAAGAATTGTTGTGTCTTTTGAACTTTTCATGTTCTTTGCTTTTCTTGCGTTTTATTTAAGATGAGGGGGAAATTTTCATTCCCCCCATCTCAAAGAATTATTAAATGAATCCTTTCGGAAAATTCGAGAAGACTATTCTCGAAGGGGTTTTTAAGCAGTAAATGGATTAAAGCTAATGCGACCAACACGGGTTACGTCCCACACGCAAAGGCTACCGCTCATTTCGCGATAAACTCCACATTCTTTGTTGTTAGCATAAACATTATTTCCACTCTTTTCGGCACCAGTTTCGAAATCATATACGTTACATACAGTAAAGTACGATTCTACACCGTCTTGCATTACCATCGTGATATTCTCATCACGAGCAGCGTCACGAGCTTTTTGTTCGGTCGTACCAAAGTCAAAAATGTCCATAGCGAACGACTCAAGCGTACGGTTAGTACCCGGAGCGAGTTCTGGGAACAACTTGCGGTCGTCTTTAATTGGATCGTAAACGATCTCAACAATAACACCGTTAGTCATTTTGATCTTGGTGAACTGAGCACCATACTCAAGTTCATTGCTGTGGTAGCCTTGCGGATCTGTACGTTTCTGTGTGAACAGCGTATCGATGTATTGGAATTGACTAGCTTCAGCAGCGATCAAGCGGCTCAAGAATTCAACACCAGCTTCACCGGAAGCAATCACAATGTGACGATCAGAGAACGTCTTGCGCGTGATAAATATCTGCATGAGATATTCATAAATATCGCTCAAGCTAAGAGTACCGTTGTGCTCTTTGAAGTGACCGTCTTTAACAATTTGACGCCAGCCCGGAGCAGCTTTGATTGGACGACCGCTATCACGATCAGTCGTTTTCTGCAGCTGACCAAATTCGCAAGCCATCTCACGGTCCATTTCAGTACGGTCGATCAAACGAGCTTCTACCTTAGAAATAAATACACCTTTTTCAATAACTTCATTCGTCTTGGTATTGAAGTCTTGCTGATAAACATAACCAGAACCTACGGCGCCATCAGAGTACATAGAACCACCTACAGAGTAGGACATGTTCGGCATCGAACGACCTTCTTTACGGCAAGCAATTTCAGTACGAATAAACTTGTCAGTAAACTCAGCTTTGTTAGCGTAGTTTGAACACCATGACTGGAGTTTAAACATTTCACCATACTGGTCTGGAGCATACTTGTAGTTTAATTCATCAGCTACTAACGAGCTGACACGAATAGCACGCATACCCGGCTGTAAATATTCAACAGGAATCCACGAGTTAAGGTCACCAGTTTGCAGTTCAACTTCATATTCCCATGAGTTTACTGAGCGTTGAACAGGTTGACCAAGAATACGAAGCAACGGAAGATCCGAACCTTCAAGTTTGATAACAGCCGGTTCTTGTAACCAGTCACGATCAAGAGCAATTTTAAAAGGCAATCCGCCTTTACCAGGGGTAGCATCAGCTGCAACCAATAATTCAGTCATACGAAAATCCACATCGGCATCGCCCATGAGAAACCATTCGTAATCATCAGTGCCACCAGGCAATACATACACATTGTTTTTGGCAATGGTCATGTAGGTAAATTTCTTGTTGATAAGGTGTGAGCCTAACTTCGAACTAAACAGTTGCGAAGTGCGAACACCGAAATTGTGCGGTTTGTACCGCTTAAACATTGCAGCGTGAGTAAAGGAATCAAAGTAATTCCCACCCCAAGCATGCCGTTCAACAGTCTGTAATGCTGTCTTTCTTTCCATACTAGGTTAACTTAATTTAATTTATGATTGGTTTTAAATCATCCCAATCACTGTTTGGATTTGTTAATGTTGATTTTGTATTAGAATTTGGCGTATTAATTGCTATCTCTACTTTATCTTTAAAGCTTTTTGCTTGCTTTGTCTCTGCCTTGCTAATAAACGCTGAATAATCAATATCTTTAGATTTCGTATCATAATGGGTTAAAAAATCAGCAAGCTTAACAAGAGCTTTAGGATTCTTTACAATTTCAGATAATACGTTGCTCATGTTATTATTTGACATCACCTCTTTAACTTTGCTAACTTTAGTAGATGTCCACCCAGTGCTATCAAGTTCTTCAGATACTTTTGAAACAAACTCCTGTTGTGCATTTAATGTATCTTGATCTGACTGTTTGTTCCTTTCAATAATACTGTTTGTCTTACTGTTTTTGTTTTCAAGTTGTTTTTCATATTCAGATTTAGCTTCTTCAATAAGAGCGTCATCCTCTTCTAATGAATCCAATGCTGCGCGAATAACTGAAGAACGTAAACCTCTTTCCTTATATACAGACTCTAAATAAGATCTAGCCTCATCCATTGTTTCTATTTCTGTATTAGTATCAAGTTCTTCTAAATATGCTTTAGCAAACTCTTTAAAATCTTCTGCAGTAACATTCTGAGATGAGAATGCCCATTTTACAACTTGTTTTGAAATGTCTGGAGCTTCATCAATAATTGAAGATAATACACGTTGAGGTAATGTATTTAATGACTCATTTAATTTATCCCAAGTACCATCAAAAGGGTTATCAGGATTTTCGATTATAACACCGTTTTCTTTTAAATGTTCGTAAGTTTGTACAGCCAAAGGATCGGCTGCATCTCCATAAGAGGTGTCACTCTTATTTGAAGAGATGTCAACCTCTTCGACTTTTTCATTGTCTTGATCTTTTACTTGATCATTTGTTTCCAGTTCGAGATCTAACTCAAACGTAGGAAGGCTGTTAATTTCCATACAAAGTTAATGTTTTTATTTAAGTTACTTTTTTTAATTACAATGAATATGTAAAAAACTTATGTTTTATAACAAACTACCCAAAATTATTTTTTTGAACTTTTCGGTTGATTTGCTTTTTTACGATCAATCTTGATCTTTTCAGCATCAACTTCTTTCTGATGTTCAAACTTAGCAATGTCTAGATCAAGTTTTTTCTGATCTAAGAAGTGATCAGCTATTTCCAATACATCTGGCATACCATCATCGTCTACATCATTGTCTTTAGCAAAACCCTGTGCTTTAACAGTTTCAGCCATTATCTTAGTAGTACGATCTTCCATAGCTTTAGTAACAATCTTTTCGATCTCATGTGCTTGAACATCTTCTCTAGCCTCCAATTGCATCTGAACAATTTTCTGCTCTTGTTCTGCTTGAGCTTTTTGTATTTGCTGTTGACGAGTTGCTTGACGCTGTTCTTCAAGTAACAACGACTTGTGAATCTCTTCGGGACTTGAACCGCTAGTGATCAACTTGATAAGATTCGAAATAGATGACATACCTTCACCGGCATTCTGAGCAAATGATTGTGCAAAGCTCATCATAGCCTCCATGTATCGCTGTTCTTGTGCACTATCACTAATGAACAATCCTAACGTAATATGATTAAGCGATTCAGGAGTTACCTTTAAAAGATCTTCAGTACCGTCAGGTAATATGTAATTAAACGAGTGATCTTTAAGTTTGGGGTTAGCTTTAAATATCATATCACAATATGATCTGAAATTCACTAACCAATCATTAATAGCTTCTTTCCATATTTCATTGTGTAAGAAGAAATACGGTTCAGTAATATTATATGACTGCATAATAGCTTGTTGATTATCTGAAACGTTACTGCGCTGTTCAAAACTACCTTCACGTTGAGGAGTTATTCCCATTGCAAAACCAATCTCACGCTTAATCATTTCAAGCAATTGCTGTAAATTAAACAAGTTCATTGCATTCTCAAAATTGTTTGCTCTTGATCCCGGAGATCTTGTCGCAGGTGGTAAACCGCCAATAGACATTTGACTACCTGAATAAAAGTTGATACCAGTCTTTTTGAGATATGCAAACCATGTCATAAACTTATTTCGAATATCATTGCCAAAATG